GTCCAGGCTTGCCGCGTATGTCGCGTTGCACAAATGTGCCGTTGTTCCACAATGCGCCCTGGCTGTGTGTGTTTGCGAGCTTTGCCCACAGTTCAGTACCCGGCAGTTTGTGATTTACTATGCCGTAGGTGCCGACAATGTAGGGCTTAGGTGCTGACGTCACTATTTGAGTTTGTCTTTCATGCCGTTGCTAGCAACTATGCCGGCCAATGTGCCAGACAAAAACGTAACAATTGTTGCCATAAGGCTAATAAATTCTTTATCGTTTGGGGCTTGTTCTAATGGTTGGCTAACGAATAGCAACCCGTAAACAAAACCGATTACTACTACGGCAAAAACCACACCTAAAATTACGCCTACGGTTGCAACCATGCGGGCGTGCAATTGTTCGGCGGTGTAACGGTCTTTCATATTTAGCACCTATCGGCGGGTGTGCAATACGTTGGGCGTGTGTTTGTTTTGCCGTTGTTGCTGCGTGTTGTTTCGCACGCTGTCAACGTCAATAGCGCGGCGATTGCTAGCCACTTCACTACGCCTCGGGCGGTGTTGGATCTGGCGGTGGTGGTGGCACGATTACCACACCGTCAACCACGGCCCAACCGATTGCGGCCGGCTGTTCGGGCGTGTACTCAATCAAATGTGCCGGATCATTATTTACCCAATCGGGTGCGACTACTTCGCAATTTACGACTACGCCGTTGGTTACATTTGGGCTAACTATTGCTACGGTGCGTTCGCTCATACTTGGTACTCGATCCAAACATAGCCGCTGCCGCCTGCTGCGCCGTTTGTGCCTGCCGTGCCACCTGCGCCGACCGTGACGGTGATTCCTACGGCGGGTGTAACTGTGTTTCCTGCGGTGATGAGTGCGCCGTCGCCGCCGTTATGCACGGCACTATTGCCGACATCTGCGCCACGAAAAACAGAACGTAAGGCACCTTGTCCGCTATTTGCGGCACGGGTGCCGCTGTTTACGGTGCTATACGGCAAGTTGGCGATTGACGCGCCGCCACCCGTTGCGGTAATCGTTCCGCCTGCGAACGCAACCGAACTATTACCGCCTGCGCCTGCGCCTGAGTCGCCCGTTCCGCCGCCGCCTGCAAGAATGTGCGCAACCGCATAGGTGACACCCGCCGGGGGCGTAAACGTACCGCTAGCCGTAAATGCCGTTACTTGCGTCATGCTTCCAAGGTTAGCCCAACTTGTGCCGTCGTAATACTGAACCTTGTTTGTGCTTTCCAAATAACACAATTGGCCTTCGGCCAAAACCTTTTCACCCGTACCACCAAATGCCGCGTCGCGCGCGGTGGTGTCTGCAAATACGGGTACGCCCGTGTTTATCTCGGTTTGCTGTTGGGCTGTCAACACCTGCCCGCTAGTAAACTTTGGTACCGACGTTTGTTGGTTTACACCCATGATCTAATCCTAACCCAACACGTTGGTGCTATCTAGCAACCCAAATGTGTTATCCGACAAAATCAGTAGCGTTACTACCGTGGTGTCGGCGGTGTAAAACGTTATTGTGTGGCCGCCGTCCAAACTTATTTCGCCGTCTATGCCCTCGACGCTTAATTCCTCAGTAATGGTGCCCATGTTGGGCACGTCCACGGTTATTTCTATGGTGTCACCAATATCTATTGTGGCCACCGTGTCGCGTTGTAAATTCGTAAGCATTGCCAAATTTAGGGTTAGGGCCGTTAGCCGGGGTTGCGGTTGCGGTGCTAGTTGGTAGGCGGCTGCGGCCTCAATCTGGCCGGTTACGTGTAGCAACGATTGCCCTATGTCGCGGGTCTGCACAAAATAAGTTGCTTGGCTCGGCAAATCTTGTTCCGTTTCGGTAGTGCCGTTTAGGCCGGTTACTACGGATCGGTTTACTACTTGCCTTGCGTCAAATTCTATTTGTACGTTTCGGTACTTAAAATCGGTGCCTTGGTCGCTAAACACGGCTACCGGGTTGCTAAGGGTTTGGCCAATGCGTTCCTGAAATGTCAATGTGCCATTGGCCGACATAAACAAACGCCCGAATTCGGCGGTGCCGTTTATCTGTTGCAAATATGCCAACACGTTGGTGCCGGCTGCTACGTCGTATGCCGACGCGTGGCCTAGATCTACGGTGCCGGTTGCTATTGCCGTTGCGCCTGCGTAGTCCACTTCGGGTAGGGCTAACACGGTGGTAATACGTTGCCCGGACGTTTCCGCGCTTGGGTTAAACGCGTCCATAAACGTGTTGGCTAACAAATAAAAATCATCTACGCAATTAACGGTAATTATGTTTTGTCGGTCTAATTCGTATTGGTAATTGTAGGTTTCTACTATGCCGTTAAATAGCGGTGTGGTGTCTCGAAATATGCGTACCCGACGCATAGGTGCCAATCCGGGGCGGTTTTCCGTCGGGTCGTAAAACGGGCTAGTGGTATCAAACGGGTTTAGTAGGCCGCCGGCTAATTCGTCATTAAGCGTAAATGACATAGTGCCCGCCCCAAACTGATCAAACGGTGTCGAGCGTCCACGTTTGTAATTTACGCCCGTAACAAAATCCGTAATATCGGCATACGAAGTAGTGCCATCTAAAACGTCGGGGCCGTTCAGTAATGACGTGTTAAGAATAAATGCGTCTTGCAAAAACCCTGTATCTAGTTCTACGGTGTAGTCACCTGCGCTTGCTACTACGCCCGGCATTACGCCACCCGTATGTCAATTACGCCGCTACGCCTGTTGTAAGCCCGTAACGCGTTTACCAACTTGTCGGGCAATGTTGCGTCGGCCAATGTCGAGTACACGTTCACCGTTATGTTTCCGCCAATACCGCCACGGTTTAACGGGATTACGGCTTCGGGGCCGCGTTCCCCGATCATGGCCAACGTCGGCCCGGTAACTATGCCACCGTCGGCAAGTAACGGGATTTTAGGCACGCTAAAACCCTTGCCACCCAAACCCGGCACCCAACTAGGTACCTCAAACGACAATTTGCCTATGCTGCTATTCCACAATTTTGCTATGCCATTAAAAATAGATTTGTAAAAATCTAAAACGGTGTTTAGGTACCCTTTAATAAAATCTACTGACGCGGTAACACCCGTTTTTATTGCGTCAAACACACTATTAACCATGTTTCTAAACGCTTCGGATTTGTTGTACGCCAACACTAATGCGGCTACTAACGCCACAATTGCTATTACTACTAACGTAATTGGGTTGGCGGCCATAACAAAATTAAACGCGGTTTGAGCGGCGGTAACTAAAATAACCCCGGCTTTGTAAACTTTCATTGCGGTGTTGGCAATTAGTACGGCGGCCGCTACGGCACCAATAGCACCCGCAACAATTAAAAATGCGGTGGTGTTTTCTTGCGCCATTGTCGCTAACGGCATGAGTATGCCTAACAATTTTTCTACGGCGGGTAGCAATGCCGCGCCTATTGACTCTTTGGCTTCGGCCATTTGGATACCGAAATTTTTCATTTGCCCGGCGGCTGTGTTGGCTGCGTCTGACGCGGCCCCGCCGGTGGTGCCGGCTAGTGCAATCATTACATCGTCAAAACTTTGGCCGTCGGCTATTAGTGGTATTAGTGACGCGTCTAGGCCTTTAAGGCCTTTCATGTTGCCGTTGTAGGCCTTGCTTAGTGCGTCGGTAACGGTGGTTAGGTCTTTGCCGGTGCTTGCGCTTATGTCGAGTGCGGCACTTAATAGTTCTTGGCTGTATTCTAATGATCCGGTGGATTGCACCAACGTGGCTAGCGCGGGCCTTAAATCGTCATCTGCGACGGCGGCCGACCGTGACATGACGGATAGCAATTTTTCATTTATTGCTATTTGTTCATCGGTTGCCATACCTGAACGTTTAAGTACGCCCGCTAATTGGTCTTGCGCGGCTGCGTCTTCCATGGCCGCTTTTGCGGCCGAACCTAACCCGGCGGCTAATCCTGCTAATGCGGCGGTGGCCGGTATGGCCGCTTTCTTTAACGCAAATTGGGCTTTTTCGCCGGTGGTTTCCAATTGCTTAAATTCGGCTATGGCTTTGCTAATGCCTTTGCCGTCAAATTCGCTAACGATTGGTAGGGATACGGCCATAGTTAACCCTTAACGCTACTTCACTTAGCCATTTCAGTATTCACTAAATCCATGACGCGTTGCACCAATTGTTCCATTTCGTGATCCAATTCGGTTTTGCTACGTTCGTAGCCCGCCCATACGGCGCGTGACGCACCGCCATAGCGGGATTGCAACATGGCAATGAGTAGCGGGCCGCCAACCGCACCTACCCGGCGGCCATGCGAACCTACCCGGCTAAACACGTCACGGTTTCCCGACGATTGCCGCCCGGCCATATCCACCACCGTGTTTATGTAACCTTTAAGCACCAACCCAAATGTGCCAACGTTTTCCACGTTGCCTTGGAATTCTTTAACCTTGCGGGTGTTAATTTTGGGCTTTAATAACTTTTGGGCCTTGTTGCCGTTCCAACCGCTTGCCGGCAACATTTCTAAACCGCTCGACGTTTTCCAACCCTTAGACATACCGCTAACGGGCGGAATTGTTGGAATTATCTTTTGCACCGTATCTACAACGGGTTGCATAATCTGTACGTAATCTTTTGTAATCTGGCGGCGTAACGTAGGCGCAATTTTATTTAACTGTTTTAGGTTTTCTTTAAGGCCAACTACGCCTACCGAAATGTCAACGGCCACGGCTAGCACGTTCCTGTTGCCGGGCTTGTTCGTTAATCACGTTAATAACGGTAGCCAGATCGTATTCATCAAATTCGACGTTGGGCGGCCACCACCCGGTAGCCACTACTATTTCGGCTAATCGGCGGCGGTAGCCGCCACCGTAGGGTTTACCGGCCCGCTATCCACGGGTGTAGGCGGCCCGTCTAACGCGGCTTCATAGTCGGCTAGCGACAAATTGGCTTGCGGGTGTTTTGTGCGTTGCAATGCGTACCACGTAAGCACCACCATGTCTTGCGCCCGTAAATCGGTGCCTAACTGTTGCATAGATCGTTTGGTGTGGCGTTCCCAATTTAATACGTCAATAAACCGTGTTTCTATTTCTACGGTTGCACCACTAATAAGGATTTCCCATTTTATGATCACGTCGCGCTACTTTCTATTTAATTGGTTATCAGGTTGTAGCGGCGGCGTAGGTGCCCCCGCTCACAACTATTTGTACCTCACCTAATTCGCCTAAATTTGCCGCCAGCACTTCTAGGCTTTCTACGTACCCATTTGTCAAACTGAACTTTGGATTTGTTGCGCTTACTACGGTTCCGTCAACGGGTGTGCACTCGACGTAACATTGTGTGCCAACTAGGCCCGACAATGTGGCGTAAACTTCGGCCGAATCGTAAGATTGGTTAAACGTAAGTGTAACGCTGTTGGTGTTCATGCCGGCTTGGTAAAACCTGTCGCGGCTTGCCATGCTGCTACTTTCCAATGCGTCGGCCTGACGCACCACTACCGCGCTTTTGCAAAATTCGGATAGATCAACGGCCGTGGCAAGTACCGGGCCGATTTTTACTTCGGGTGCGCTGTAATAAACTGTCTGTGGCATTGCCATAATTAAGCCTCTTTCGTTAGGTCTTTTTTAGCACGTTTCGGGGTCGGTTGCACGTCATTTTGCGGTTTAATTGCACCTAGGTGTAGCAAATAGTAAAAATCGGCTACGGCTAAATCGTCACCGCCTATCAAATCGCCTACGTGTTTGTCGGCAAATGCGTGCGTTACGACGTATTTACTCATGGCCCTATTTTAGCACCAATTGTTAGTTCATAACTTGCATAATCTTGGGTGCCGATAGTGGTTACTACCGGGCGAACGTCGGTTAGCCCAATTTGAGCGCGGCGCACTAGGTCGGCTAGTTCCAATAGTTTTTGTAAGCATTTGTAATCGCCGGGGCCTGTACCAATAATTTTAACTGTCAACGTCATATCAAACACTAAATTGCTGTTCATGCGAATAAACGGGGCCTCGACAAACGCGCACGGCGGGTTTAGGTTGCGTGGATCATCAAACACCCGTAACCCGGTAATGGTTTGTAGTTTGTCCACCACGTTGTCGTAACCTAAATTAAACGCGTTTACGGTGGCCGCCATTAGGCAACCGCCGGGCGGTTAACGCCAAGTAGGCGCATAATCTGGCCCATGCTGCCACCCGTTACGGTGCCCGTGGCTAGCGGATCAAAACTAGCAAATTGGTCTATGCTGCCCCGCTCGCGATACAACGCCCCGGCATACATAATCGTGCCCAAACGTACGTCTTGGCTAGGTACCGTGCTTACTGATCCGTCAAAATAGCCGGCTTCGGCACGCTTGCGGTAAGCGTAAGCATTGGCGGCCGCCGTGCAAATCGTTAACAAATCAAAATCGCTCGACGGGTTAGTAACCGTAAAACCTAACCAATCCTCAACGTCGGCAACCGTAATCCACGTTGGCGTAATCGTGTAGGTAATTGTGCCGGTTGCTGCGGTGCGGTCTATGTCATCTGCCGTTAATGCAAATAGCACTTGGTTGGGCAGTAACACCGCGCTATCAAAAACCAAATCGCCGGCCGTGTCGGTGCCTATAAACAGATATTGCGGGCAGGCCACCGCGGTGTAGGTGCCGTTAAAACCGCTTAGGCCGCTAATTGTAAACGGTTGCCCGGTTACTATTTCGTTGGCGGTAAGGGTCTGCACTACGCCATAGTTGGCGTTTATCTGTTTACTTACGATTGTGTACGTAGCCACCGGCTACCCCTTAAAACCGTTAGGCAACGACAATGTATTTAATCATGTCCGCGTCTGTTGCGAACGTAGCGAAATAGCCGTAGTACGTGAAGTTGCGGCCCAACAATTCTGGATCCTCAACCGACATAATTCCGCGCACGTTTTCGTAGCACTCGAACCCTTCGGCGCGAACTACAAACAATGTTCCGGCGGCAAAATTGTTATCCACAACCAATTGCAACCCCATCACGTTGGTGCCAAGGTATGACAATTCGCGGGCGGATCCAATTGTGTTTGTGCCAATAAGTGACGCGCCAGACGTGTAACCGAACACGGGCCGTTTATCGCCGTCCAATTGTGCGCCCAATTTTTGCCACACGTCGGGGCTAGCAAATAAGTGTGTTGGCGTAAAATTGGTAGCCGCTTGGATATCTTTTGCGGCTTCATACAAACCGCTAATAAGGCTTGTTGGATCGTTGGCGGTTACTGTCCACGTTGCACCCGACGCGCTAGCGGCGGCTGCTAATGCGTCGCAAGCAATGTCATCTGTCTTTATCATGTATTGCCCGGATAGGTCGCGCAAAATAGATTCGAGTGCGGCGGGATCCGTAAAATCGAGATCCTGTTGTGAAATAAACACGCCACCGGCCACCGTCGAGCGTGTAACAGTGTTGCTTGCAATAGTCATTTTTTGCGACGATACGGCCGAACCCTCGGTTTGTGTGCCGGCGGTGGTGTGCTGCGTAATGGTTGGGCGAATAAATGCCTTGCCGTTGCCGTTTGGCATTGCACGGGTACCCAACGCGGTTACCACCGGGCGCACGAAATTGAGATCCTCAAACACGGGGCCAAGCACGGGTGTTGGCAATAGGCCGGGCGTATCGGTAGTCAAATCTTGCGCCAATGCGGCTTGGATTGCGGTTTGTGTTTTTGCTTGGTGCTGTTTGTATGCGGCGTTTACGTTCCTGAACGCTTCGCCGCCCATGTGCATGGCGGCCATGTATTCGCCGGGTGTTGGCAACGCAAATTGGCGTTCAGTTTTTGCGGCGGCCCATACGGGTGCGGTTGGCGCGGCTGCCGGTATTTCGGCGGCTACTTCGGGTGTGGTGTTTTCGCTCATGGTGTTTTCTTCCTTTTTACTTGCGGCTACTTGGGTGATTTTTGCTTCGGGAAATGCGCCTAACGGTACTAACGATAGTTCTAACCACTTGGCTAATGCAACAACCAACACGCCGTTATCGTCAAATTCGGCTTCGATTGGTTCGGCACCGACGCTTACCGCGTCTAGCACACCGTCTTTTGCTAGTTCTAATGCGTCATTGCCGGCGGCTGTTTTACTGATACGCGCCACAAAATACACGCCGTTTTCGTCCTCGGCGCGTTCGGTGACTACGCCAATTGCGGCGGTTAAATCGTGGTTCATTACAAGTTTGGGTGCGGCCCCGTCTAGCGGTAGTGATCCGGGCAAAAACTTTACGGTGGTTCCGTCTGACACGGTGGCTTCGACGTTGTACGGTGCGGCTACGCCCATTATTTCGCGGCGGCCCTCACCGTCTGCTGCACTAATTGTTACGGGGCTAGCGGTAAACCTGATCATGTTTTTACTGTACCACGCGGCGGTTAGCAACCGGGGGCAACGCTTCCGCGACGTTGGTTGCGTCACCCCCGGCCGTTCCTGCGTCGCTGTCGGTGTCGGTTTCGGCCATGCCGTTTTCTTTTAGGTATCCGCGCACGTCTAGTTCGACGTATCGGCCGCGCGGGATAATGCTGTTCATACTTAGTGTCTGTTCTATGCACTCGATTAACGGTTTAGCACCAAACAAATACAAATCCTCGCGCGCTTGTTCGGCGTTTTGGTATGTGTAGCCGGGTACTGATACGCCAACTAGGTACGCGGGAATATTTGCTAGACGTGCCATTTCTAGGGCCATAAATTCGCGTGATTGCACCAATTGCAAATCGTCGGGTTTGTGGCTTGTTTCTTTGTAGTCCACGTATTCGTTTAGGGCTGCGACGGTGGATTGTTGGCGGGCGGCGGCAAATGCGGCGGCCATGTCGGCTAGATCTTGGCTTGTCATGGGTTCGCCACCGGTTTGTTTTAGGTAGCCGCTAGGTATTTCGTTGGTTGCGAACCGTTCGGCGGCGCGTTGTAAACGTAACGCGGTGGTGATTGCCATTTGGCCTTGGTAAATTAGCCCGCCGTTTGGGCTAAGGAATTGCACTACGTCTTTTGTTGCTAGTGGTGCGCCCTGAAATGTGATCTGGTCGGACGGCCCGAACCATTGCGGCCCGGTCTGATCAAGTGTGTAAACGTTTTGTGCGGGTATCCATGTAAACGCAACCGGAAATCCAACCGCGTTTCGTTCGGTGATAACCCAAAACGCCCGGCCAAACATCATTAGGTCGCTAGCGGTGTTGGCCATAATAAAATTACGGGTTACGTTCGGGTCGGGGTGGTTAAACCATGTATCGGGCGGCAAATAAATGCGTTCCATGTATTCGCCGTTCCATTGCGTCGAGTACTGCTTAAACGTTAAACACCCGATCATGCTTGCGATTAGATCGCGTGCCCGGCTAACTGTCGGTATGGATAACGCGGCCTCAACGCTTGGGCTAGCGGTGTAAAACACAAATTTGTCCACCATGCCCGCGCCAATATTGCTGCCGTTGCTACCGGTGTAACGTGCTGCACCTACGGCGGCTTTTGGTAATGCGTTTTCTTTTTTGCTAAACAATGCCATGGGCTAAGACTAACTAGCCACGTAGGCCGGCACCGTCACAAATGCGGGTCGGCCAACACTTTGTTTTCCGTGGATTATTAGCCCGCACGCTGCGACTAGGCAACGGGCTAATTCGATCGGGCCGGGTGATCGTTGCGACGATAACGAAATAGTGCCGTGTGTTCGCCCGGCTACTGCCCGCCCGACGTGTTCGGCCAACATGGTTTCGCCGGTGTGTTGTAGTTTTCCCTCAATAATCATTTGGCGTACGGCTGCGGTGTATCGGGTTACTTCTTGGTAGCCCCAAATGACACGGCGGCGTTGTAGGGCTAGCGGGCAATGTAGATCTAGGGTTGGGGTTACGGCAATCGTTAGTTTTGTGTCTATGGCTGCGGCCTCAATGCGCCGCCATGCTTCGGCCATGGTGTCCACCACGAATTCCACGGTGGCTATTACGGCCCCGTTA